TGTTCGAATGGCGATGCCTGCGAACCGATTTCGAGCTGCACGCCCTGGATCGAAACGCTATCGTCCGCGCCAGCGGTGCCGGATGGCGTCCACTGAAACAGCACGCCCAGCTGCGTTGCGGTCGAGGGAACAGTCCCGGTAAGCTGACCGGCGTTCACGCCGGTCGCGCCGTAACGCTGGTATCCAGACGTGAGCGTCAGCGCTTGGCTGAACACGTTGCCTTGCCCGGTCCATGACGCCGCCACGGCGTTGGCCGCGCTTTGGTTCGATCCGGTGCCGTAAACGAGGGACGCCGTAAGCGATCCGCCGGAATAGTTTGCGCCCGCCTTGGCATAGAACGACAGCGTGATTGGCGAGCCCTGGCATTTGGTGGCGTCGGGCGTCTCGATGATCTGACCGAAATTAAATGCGGCCGTGTTCGCGTTCGAGCTGGTCCGGGAAATCTTCAGGCTTTGCGAAAAGCCTGGGATGGCGGTGTCAGCCACCTGCGCCATCAGGATGGACGACGATGCCCCGCCGACGGCGAAAAACCGATCAGCAAAATAGGTGACGGTGTTCGAGACCGCCGTGGCGATCACGCCCGAGGTGGCGAGCCCCGAAACGTTTCGCTGCCACGGGTTGACGCTGAAATCGCCGCCGTCGATGATGTTGCGAAAATTCGCAATAGGGTGATAGGCCAAGGGGATTGCGCCGCTGGCGATCAGATCGGCGGCTGCGATCGGGCTGACGACGCCAGAGACGACGCCATTTTGATCGGCGTAAAACACGCCTGCGCGCGTGGAGTATTCAGCGTAAGGCTGGGAGCCGAGAAACTGCAGCGTCATGTTGTCCTCTTCCGAATGGGTGGCCTTGACGCAGCACCTGGCCCTTGGTCGCTGCGCCACACTGCTTTCCCGTTCGTTAAAAGTGCAACATGCTTTACGCGTGGCCCACGAGCGTATCGGCTTTCATGAGTTGCATAAGTTGAGGAAGTAGACCCATGATTTTCTGCTTGACATCATCGCCGCCGCCTCCGCCGCCGCCTGAACTAAGCGTTGGTTGCGGTTTGGCCGATGCAAGCTCCTTCTGTTGCGCGAGCTGTTGCGCTGGATCGTTGGACTGCATGGAGTGCTCAAGCAACGCTGCGCCGGTCGCGGTGTAGACGAGCGGCTTCGATCCTAATCCGCCCGGGAGCGGGTCCATGCCGAGCTGGTCGCGGGCTTCGTCGGGCGTCATGATGCCCTTGCCCACATACATATCGTGGATCGCGGCCTGCTTGTCGGGGTCCAGTTCCTTTTCCTGCTCCCATGCAAATTCAAGATCGGCAAAGCCGAACTCGTCCGCGATGATCGAATCGGCCATGCGCTTGCCCCATACGAGCAGCGGGGCCAAACCCTCTTCGAGGGCGCGCTCATAGTCGTCTTGAGCCGTGCCTTTGTTCATCTGCCGGATAAAAGGCGTCGGCGGCAGTGAGAAGGCGTAGCACACGACGCGAGCAAGCCATTCGTCGAAATCGTCTTTGATCGGCGCTTCCTTGAAGGCTTGATATTGGCTCCCGGCTGGCGCCCACAGCATTTTGCGGCGCTCGGCAAGGTTGCCGGACAGTGACGAATCCATCCATTCTTGCCACGCCTTGACCTGATCCGGCGTCCATGTGTCGGGGACCGTGGCGATGCCAGCGGGGACGTTCCCGTCAGTGAAATAAGCGAGCTGCGACACTTGGCGGCGCAAGGCGGTGTTGATTGTCACCACGGTTTGCTCGACCGGACCCAATCCGTAAAGCTTGCCGGATCGAGGATTGCGCGGCTGATACATCAGGTCCTGCGTGGTAAGGTCGCACCACACGCGGCCCTTGATGATTTGCTGGTATGCCGGGACCGGAGCGAGCGGGCGGCGGCCGTTTTGATCCACAAGCAGCTTGATGGTATCGCCGGGCACGTGTTCGAGCGAGACGAGTTCGCCGCCGCGGCTGCGCCGTTTCTCAAGGGCTGGCGCATCGAGGACGAGGAGGTCCTCCATCAGGATTCGCAGCCACACGTGAAAATCATCGACGCCGTTCGGCTTGGCGAAAAACCGCTGTACTTTCCTGATTCGCTCGTCCGCGTCGGCGCGCTTCTTGCGGCCTTCCTTTGGACGGATCACCCAGCCCATGCGCTCGATCTGGTCTTTGCGGGTCTCGATCGCGAGCCGCACGATCTCGACATTCGCAAAGGCGCGAAGCTCCGAGAACGCGAACCCTTCATAGGCGCGCGGCTGGATGGCGAGGTTTTGCCCCGGTATCAGGTCGAATGACCGGACCGGCTGCGGATCTTGCGGGATCATCGGATCGCCGGGGCTGAACATGCCCCATGCGGGATTGAATGTCGATGGATAGCCGTGAGCCGCGCGCAAGGACGTGCGGATGGCTCCCTGCGTTGGCGCGGGCATGTGAGGTTCCTTGATTTTCGAGGTGAAAGAGACTAGTTTTCGCTTATGATTTCAGAGGACATCGCCCGCGAATGGCAGGCCTTCGAAGCTTTGCCCCCGGCCGTGCGTGAAGCGCTGCGAAACGCAGACTACGCTTGGCCGGCAACTGACGTTCAACCGTACTGCCAAGGCCGGAGAAAGCCGGAGACGGTTGTCAAGATGATCGCATCGTGGGATCGCCTGCAGCGGAAGCATGCGCAGAGAGGGCTTTAGATAATTGCGCATAGCCGATGTTGCGGCCTGCGGCCGGCGCAAGAAGCCCAAAGGCATCGTCAGTATGATCCGGTCATGGGATACGCTGGAGTATAAGCACGCTAAGAAGAAGGGGCTTGCGCCATGAGCGATGAGATTGACGAAAGAGAATCTTGCGCCGTGATGGAGACGCCATCGGGATGCTTTGATCTCGTGCCAACAGATTTCGGCGGCTATCAGGAAGGCGACGCCATACTGATTTCGCTATATGCTGTCGCGACCATAGGCCCACGCAAGTGGGGAAACGTGGACAGCGCAATGATGAACGCCGCCAAGCAAGCCGGATACGCGCATTGCGAGAGTGGCTTGACCACCGATGAAAGGAACTACTACTTCCGCTTCTTTCGCGCCGACTCCGAGATCGCCCAAGAATACGGCTGCTCTCTCGAACTGACAGCAGAAGAACAAGCCCAGCGCGAGAAGCCTCTCGCGCGGTTTGGCGACCGCCTGAAGAATGCTGACTTCTCAGACTGCGGCGTTCCTCGCCTGACCGAAGAATGACACAGCCGCTTCGCCTTTTGGGCGCGTGCCCTGTTACAGAGACGCCCTCGGCATACGTAGAGGGCAACCCATCGCCGGGGCGCAACGTGCTGGCTTGCCCGCATCTGCTTCAGATCGGCGATTCTTGCGGCAATTGCCCGCGGCTGCGGTCCCTTGCGTTTCCGGAAAGCCGAAGCAGCCCGGAGCCAAGCTCAAGCGGATAGAAGAAGCGGCAAGCGCCGTCCTCTCTCGGGTCGCCAGCAAACCAGTTCTGCATATGCCGGTCAGGCATCGCCCGGTAGCGAAAGCACTGATCCGCTTTCGGGCAATCGTCCATAGCACAAAGGCTGATGTCAGGCATTTGGCGATTCCTTAACATGTCGCAAGCGTCGTGTTAATTTGCGATCTCATTGGCCTTCCTTGCCTCTGCCTCACGGCGGGTGAGTTCGAAGATGGCGGCGCCCGGCAGGATGTCTCCGAAGTTCAACTCCGTGACGCCATGGACGAGCGCATCCACTCGATCCGGCGAGCCGTCGCCCATGTAGCCCGTATTCGTGAAGGCCGACATTTGCGATTCCATCTCGGGGAACGGTTGCGCATGAGAGACGCGGCCTTGTTCGTATAGAGCTGCGACCGGCTCAGCTCGCAGCACTTTGCCGCGTGACGCCCTCACCATCGAATAAGGGATATTCTCATCAACAGACCGGATAACGTGCTCGACCATGGCGCCGCCGAAATTCGCTTCGCCGATGATCCGGTCTGCGCTATGGCGATGATACGCCTCGATCGCGCGCCTGCCCCAGCCAGCCGGCGAGAGCTTGCACGAGTAATCGCCAAGCACGTAGCACCGGCTGTCGACGCCCTTGCCCACGGCGACGATGCCAATCCAGTCGCCCGTATCTTCAGAGCTGCCGACGCCAGACGGATCGACGGCGATGACGACGCGCTGCATATCGGGGATCGAGACTTTCGCGTTCGCCGCATCCAGCATCTCGGAGGCCCAGAGGGCCCCTGGGAAGTCGTCAAGGATTTCGGCGTTCAGCTCTTGGCGTCCTAGCCTTGTGCCCTCATACCGCAACCTGACGGCGTCAAGGAAGCCTGCAGCGAGGTTTGCGGCGTTGTCATAGGTCGAGCCGCGCGTGGCGACCGTCGATGGCGACGCCAGTATTGCCCGCACAAGAGGGATAGGCCGTGGCGTGGTGGTGACAACCTGGCGCGGCTTGTCGCCCAATCGAAGCCCGAATTGCAGCATATCCCATGTTTCTTGGGCATACTGCCACTTCGCTAATTCGTCGCACCAGGCGGCATCGAACTGCGGGCCGCGAAGCTGATCGGGCTCGGTCGCATTGAACAGCGACGCAACGGCTCCGTTGGGCCATGTCAGACGGCGCTTCGATGGCTCATACATCGGGCGAAAGGCTTTCGGATGCACCGCGAGAAGGCCGCTTTCGCCCTCTACAAGCACGTCGCGGCAGTCAGAGGCCGTTTCGCCGATGAGCGCGAGCCGCTTATAGGCTCCGCCAGCGAGAGGCGTTTCGCCGCAAACGTTTTCGCGAACCCATTCGGCGGCGGAACGAGTTTTGCCCGATCCACGTCCAGCAAGGTAAAGCCATGTATGCCAATCGCCTGGAGGCGCCACTTGTTCGGGTCGCGCCCAGAAACGCCAATCGTAGTCAAGGAATTCGGCCTCATCCTGCGTGAGCGACGCGAGCCACGCCGATCTTTCGGCCTCGGAGAGTGACGCCACATAGCTGGCGTGGTATTGGAATTCGGCCGCCATAGCAAAACCATTCCCCTCCATCCGGTCTCCGCCCGGCTTTTCGTCTCACCTGAAGGATTTATTTTTCCGTCAAGCGGCGTTGGCCGCAACCAAATTCTGCACAGCGGCGATTTTTCCGAGCTTGTTCGCCACCGATCCGCGTGCATCGGTCACGGCGACATTGACATTAAGCTCGCTGCTCGTATGCACAAGGTCTCGCCACTCCTCTTTGCAGCGGTTCTTAAGGCCGAAGATGATCGCGGTCGCGCGTCCAGGAGCTCCGCCGCCCTTGCCTGTAGCAAGATCGCGGCAACGCTCTTCCCACCAACGTGAAGCTTTTGCGCGCGCGATTTTTACGGCGTCGGCAAACTCAGGGTAAGCAAGCTCCCAATTTCGCGTTGCATCGTAAGAAACTCCGATCTCCCCGGCAAAGCCAATAAGAGAGTAGCCCTGCTGCATAAACTCGATGACGCGGTCGCAATACTCCGGTCTGTATAGCGTTGGCCTGCCACCCATTTGGTGTGGGCCTCTTGTAGCAAGATTAGCGCGCCTGGCTTCATCGGGCTTGCGCTTTGGTTTCTGTTCTTTCTGGCGCTCCCCTTCCTTTGGGGCTTTCTTGCGCCCCTTGGGATTGGGGGATCGCATTTGGGTTATTCCTTTGTGGTTGTAGATTCCAGCCTGTCTTTCTCTTCTGTCATGATTTCACAAGCCCCGTGTGCTTCTCGATTCGAGCAAGCCTGCCCTCGATAGTGTTAAGCCGTCCCTCGACGTTTTCCACGCGGGAATCGATATCGGCTACGGTTTCCTTGATCACCTTGAGATCGGCGGAGGTCATCTTGAGATCGGCGGATATGGCCGCGACGGCGATTTGAAGCTCGCCGATCTGGCCTTGCATCTCGGAAAACCGCTCTCGCATCTCGCGCTGGCCTTCTTGGACCTCGCGGATTTGTGAGGCGAGAAAGCCGAGGTCGACGTTATCGGGTATGTCTTCGGTCATGAGCGCTTACCCTTCTTCGGCACAGACGCGCCGTACTTGCGCTGATAGCGCGCCTCAAGCCACGCAAGAAATTCGGGCCGATCCTCTAAATATTCCATCATGATCTCGATAGCCTCTATTGGGTAGCGGTCGCCCTTGAGCCAGCAATCGAGTGATGTATCCGAAGTTCCAATCAGACGCGCGAATACGGAAAGCGAAACGTCTGCTTTCGCGATCTGCTCTCTCAGCTTGGCTTGCAATGGTGTGTCGGTTTCCATAGGA